ATTGATATTGGTCGTAGAAGCAAACTCACTGCAGAAACAAAATCTGAAATGGTTGATTACACCAGTCAATCTTTTACTTGGGACGTTGATGAATTGGCAATCAACCTTCAAGAAGGCGTTTATGTAAAAATGACTAAGAAGGCAGACCGAAGCACCGTTTTGAATCAAGAACCTGAAATACTCCAAGCTTCAGCACAAGCTCTTATTGATGCTTTGGAAGTAAGAGTCCGTAACTCTCTTAAAGCAGTTCATGCAAGCAATATTATGGCTTTTGGAACGCCTGACAAAATAGCACTAGCTGATATTTTAAAAGCTCGTAAAACTTTAAGAAAAGCAAACGTTCCCTTTGACGGCAATATATTCCTTGCAATTAGTCCTGATCAAGAAGCAGACCTTTTAGCCCTTGAGCAATTTATTGATGCTTCACGCTATGGTTCAACAATGGCTCTTCAAAACGGTGAACTTGGACAGATTTATGGGGTAAGGATCCTTATCACCACAAATATTGAGGCTTCTACTGCGGTTATGTATCATCGAACTCATTCAGTTTTTGCTCGTTCTGGCGAAGTTTCGTTTGAGAAAAGCCGTATACTTGCAAGTTCGTCTTCTGAATATCTCTTAGAAACATTCTTTGGACTTAAAACTCTTGACCTTGGAAAACGTGGCGTATTGTTAAATAATTCAGGAACCTAAGGAGTAGAGCCATTATGATAGATTTTTCACAAAGATTAACAATAACCCATAATGGCTTAAACGTCTCTGATAAACTTTCATCATTTGATTCTTTATATGAAACAATAGACTTTACCCATCCTTTAATAGTGAGCAAAGATGTTCCTGTTAAAAATATTTACGTTGCTTTAAATGAAGCTTTAGAAACTCCAGTCCAAATTTCAGTCTCTTATTTGGTGGATGGAGTTTTTATTCCAGTAAATATTATAGATGGAACGTTAGGGCTTCAACGTAACGGATATATTCTAACAGAAGAAGCGTTGTCCAATACTTTTAAAATTGAAGCAAGTGGTATTGTTAAAATTGAAGCAATCAATATCCTCTTTAGTGATGATGAAGATTTAAAGAGAGAGTATTTCCCAATCTCAAAAGAAGATTTTAAACTTGGTGCTTTAAATTATAACTTAGTAAATGAAGCAACAAGGGATACCATTATTCAAAGATTTAGACAAAAGGGAATATCATTTGACTTAAGGTCCTTAAGCCCATTTGATATTTTTGACATCAATGAAGTAAGACAAGCTTCTATTTACTTATCTTTATCAAAAATCCTTGAACAAGTTTCAGACAATAAGGAAGACACTTGGTATGTAAAATCTGTAAAATACTTTAAGCTTTATGAAGGTCAAATGAAGAATGCTATGGTGTTATTTTTTAGCAGTGGTGAAGTTGTTCAAAAGGCTTCAAATAAGTTTAGTGAGATAACGAGATGATAACCACAACTCTTTATAATAATCTTAAAGAAATTGTTCAAGAAGTCACTGGTGCAAAACCTTTGACTCACACTTTAAGAATAGAGGATAATAAGTTTAGTGAGGGGATGAGGTTTGGTGTTTTACCAAGGGGTTCAAAAGAATCAAAAGGTGTTACGAACAATCTTACTTCAGATTATGTTTTCAGTATCATTTTAACACAAACTTACATTACTTCAAATATCACGGATGAAGATATTATTCAAAAGGTTTTAACCTTAACAAATCAGTTTGAACTCATCTTTAAGAACGTATTTACCTCTAAGATGAAAGCTCCTGATATTGTGATTGCCTTAAACGATTTTGATATCAGTGAGGCATTGTTATTGGAAAAAGAAAAAACAATCATCGTAGAAGGTAATCTATCGGTGAAAAGCTATTTTAACATGAGGTGATTTATGGCTTTTATTAGTAAAAAATCAGCTGTTATTTATGTGACTCAAGAAGTTACAGAAGGAACAGCCGTCAATCCTACTTTAGGCGTTCAAGCAGTTGGTGTTCTCGCTGACGGTTTTGAACTTAATGGTGAAAAGGAATTAGTTGAACGCAACGTCCTTAGAACTGGTATTGGTAAACAAGTTCCACTTACTGGAATTAAATCTGCTACAGTTTCTTTAGGTGTTGAAGCTTCTGCAAGTAAAGTTGAAGGTGATGCTCCTGAATTTGACTTATTGATAAAAGGTGCTTTAGGTGGTAAACGTCAAGTCACTACTGAAGTAACTTCAACCACTGGTCATAGTGTTGATAAAGTTTATCTAAGTGCAGGTGACCTTTCAAAATTCAACGTGGGTGATATTGTCCTTGTAAAAGAAACTGCTCATTCACATATCTCTCCAGTAAAAGCAGTTGGTGTAGACCATATTGAGTTATTGGTAGCTTCTGACTTAGCATTTACAGACGGTGTTGTTATTTCTAAATCAACAAACTATTTCTGTTCAAACACTGGTCATCCTTCTCTAACAGTAACTTCTTTCCTTGAGGACGCAATTAAAATGCAAGCTTCAGGATGTAAAGTTGCTTCTATGGCTATTGAAGGTTTTGAAGTAGGACAACTTCCTTCTTTCAATTTCTCATTACAAGGTGGAGATTATGTAGAATCTGTTCAAGCAAGTGGATTGTCCGCAACCTTTAGTTCAGCAACACCTCCTATTATTTTAGGTGCATGTGTGTTCATGGATGGTCAAAAAATCCATGTGAACAGTGCTTCAGTATCTGTTGACAATACTGTTGGTAAGATTACTTCAACGTGTCTCCCTAATGGTGTTATTTCTCAATTGATTACTGAAAGAGCTGTTTCAGGTTCTTTTGTAACTTACCTTGATTCTACAAACGTTAATTACTATGAGAAGTTTAATAAGAATCAAAACTTCAGTTTATTCTTCTACATGGCAAACCCTAACGCTATTGCTGGTGAAATGAAAAATGCCATTGGTGTTTATATTCCAAGTGCTATTATTACTTCACAACCTAAAGCTGACCAAGACGGTGTTATGACCATTCAAGTTGATTTCCAAGTTGGTTCTGACGATGGTAAAGACATTGTGATTGGATTTATGTAATATTAACGTTCCTCCAAACCGCCAGCTCTTTTATTAAGGGCTGGTTTTTTTAACTCTAAATTTTGAACAAGCATGGAGGATATGCTATATGGCTATTATTTATCGAACGACTGACCTAATACCTGTGGTATTTAATGATGATGTTAAAATGTATTTCTCACCTTTAAGTCAAGGCGAAAAGATGAAATACTCACAAATGTTTCAAAACTCTCAAGGTGATGTTAATGAGGCAGTAAGATTATCAATGATGGTTTTAAAATCTACCTTAAAAAGAATTGAAGGTGTTTATTTCACAGACAATACTCCATTCCAAATTAAGTTTGAAGATGGACTTGTTTCTGAAGAGTCCTTAGATGAAGTAATGAGCCTTGATATTATAGATAAGGTCGTAACTGTAGCTGTTCAATTTTTAAGGGGTGTTCCTAAAGCTGGTCACCTTATTGACCCATCAAGTGGCAATCCTATTGAAGGAATTGAAGTAAAAAAAATTTAACTGAACAAGAAGAACCTTCAATCCAACTCCCTCCCGCATTTTACTTTTTAAGTGAGATTAGCGGGCTTTTTAGTGCCTTAGATTTAAGAACCAGACTCCTATTAGAACCTTCAATAAGATACGTTTATAATAACAATTTAAACTGTGACAGTCAAATACAAAAGTTTGCTAAACAAGTAGGATACCCAAGGGCAAAAAAACTCCATGAAGAAAAGAACCAGTGTAAGATTATTCAACCTAAAACTCTTTGGGAGACAGATGACTTAATTGGTCACATTTGCTTATGTCAAGTTTATGACAAGAACATTTACTCCTATATCACCATGTATTTAAATTATAAGAAAGGAGTAATGCCTTTTCAAGGTGGTTATTTAGAACAGCCAGCAAACATTATAGAGCTTTTAAATATTGTTGGTGGTATTTTTAATGAGATAGAAGAGGAAGAAATGAAGAAGGCTCAAAAGAAAACTAAATAAACTCTAATAAACAATATTCTTGAGAGGTATCCTATGAGTAAAATTGATATTAATGTTAACCTTATTGCTGACAGAGCCACCGCCTCAGCAAGGGATTTAAACTCGCAATTAAACACTTTAAATAACACTGTAAGGAATGTTCATAATAACAACAATTCTTTTGCACACTCTTTTACTGAACTTAAATCAAAGATTGATTTAGCAGTGCAAGGAATAAGGTTGTTATCTGGTGCGTTTAAAGGGGTGGTAGGCTCAGCTGTAGACTTTGAAAAACAAGTAACAGAAATAACCACCTTAATTGATGATGCGACTGGTTATCAACAAAAGTTTACAAAAGAGATTCTTGACCTTCAAAAAGCTTTTGGTGCTAATTCTGCTGACGTTGCTAAAGGTTATTATCAAGCAATTTCTTCTGGAGCCGTTGACGCAACAAGTGCAAATGAATTAATGCGAGTCGCTTTAAAATTATCAGTAGGTGGAATCACTTCAACTGAAACTGCTATTGATGGATTAACAAATGCCTTAAACGGATACGGACTGAGTATTAAAGACGTATCGAAAATAAGCGATGTTTTCTTTATTGGAGCAAAGCTTGGTAAAACCACTGTTGGTGAACTTGCAAGGGAAATGGGAACAGTAGCTCCTATTGCTTCGGCATTAGGTGTGTCTCTTGAAGAATCAGTAAGTGCAATTAGTGCTTTGACTTTAGGCGGTAATACGACTTCAAAATCAGCAACACTTTTAGCATCAACAATGGCAGAACTTTTAAAACCTAATGAAGAACTTGCTAAGGCAATGAAGGAAGCTGGAATTGCATCGGCTGAAGCTTCTATTAAATCAATTGGATTTGAAGCTACCTTAAGAAAGATTGTGAATACAACAAACGGCACAGCAGAATCTTTGGGTAAATTATTTGGTTCTCAAGAGTCAATTAAAGCTGTTTTTTCATTAACAGGAAAACAAGCTGACCAATTTAATAATATTCTAAAAGAAACCGCTAATGCATCGGGAGCTACTCAAGAAGCTTTTGATAAAATGAGTCAAACCACTGACCAAAAATTAAAGATACTTGGAAGTTCTATCTCTTCATTATCTTTAGAAATTGGAACAAAACTCTTACCAACATTTGAAAAAGTCATTGTTTCATTTACAAATTTAGTTGGTGGTGTTAATTCTTTCGTAAGCAACATTGGTAAATATAAAGAATCTTTCATTGCTTTAGGGACTGGTATCGCTACAGCAGGAACAGCTTTAGGTATTTACACTATAGCAATAAACGCTTCAACAATTGCTACCAAAGCTTTGGCAGTATCACAAGCAATCCTCAATGCAGTAATGACCGCTAACCCTATTGGAATAGTGGTGGTGGCTATTGCAGGATTAGTCGCTGGTTTAACTTATTGGTATAGGAACCC